GTGAAAGACTCAACAGAAAACTCACGTTACTTAATTCTATATTGTGCACTGCTAACGATATTAATAATGTTACTGTGTATTTTGGAGTGGATGTAGATGACCCTAAGCGAGATACCATATTAAAAATGGCAAAAGCGTTTACGTTTCTTAAAATCGTAGATATACCAGCTCAACCTAACGTAGATGTTAACATTAATAAAATATGGAATCAATTAGCTGCTGTAGCCACTGAAGATATTTTCGGTTATATAGGAGATGATATGGTTTTTAGAACTGATAACTGGGATGTAGAAATTATCAAAGAATTTTCAGGAGATAAGTTACCTAAAGACAAGATCAAGTGTGTACATTGTGATGATGGTTTTCATAAACATGCTATATGTATTAATGCATTTATGCACCGTGCATATTATGACACGATTGGTTATTTTGTAAGAGACGAATTCTTAGTTAACTGGTCTGATCAGTGGATGTTTCAGATTTATAAGTCTCTTAATAGATTGACTTATCGTGGTGATATCTATATTGAGCATCAACAATGGATGGTCAACCAAATTAAGCAACAAAGAAGTATACCACCTGATAGTACAACTCAAAGAATGTTAGATAGAGACGGCAGTGATAATAAAGCTCGTTCCGATGGTTTCTGGGATAAACTTGGACCTGAAAGAGATAAAGAAGTGGCATTTTGGGAAAAAAAGCTTAATATTAAAGCTAATTACGCTGTTGTAGAAAACAGCTCTAGAAAAAAATGAAAACCACATTATTAAGTTTTGGTACCTGGCAATACTATCTAGCTTTAGATAAACTTAAAGAATCTGCTAAAGGCAAGGTAGATAATATTATTATATACAAAGAGTCAGATATAGAAACTGATTTTTATATAAAAAATATTGCTCACTTTAGAGATAAAAGAGGTTTCGGTTACTGGATATGGAAATCTTATTTTATTAACAAGTTACTTAAAACAGCTAACGATGATGATGTATTTTTCTACGTAGATGCCGGTAATTATGTTAGCGGTGATGGTATACAGGCTATTTACGATATTTGCGCTAAAGACGAAAAAGGTGTATTGTTGTTTGATAATAGAGACGGTTCGCCTAATAATACAAACTGGAAAAATGCTCAATGGACTAAATCTGATTGTTTTAATCTTATGGGATTAAATACACCAGAGTACGTTCACGGTAATCAAGTTAATGCCTGTTATGTTATGTTTCGTAAAACAGATTTTAGTGTTAAATTTTTTAATATCTTTGGATCGGTTTGTGCAAATTATAATATAATTTCAGATGCACTTAATATAACAGATAATTTTAATGCCGAATTTAGAGATCACCGTCACGATCAATCTATACTTTCGCTTTTAGCTATATATTATAAAATTACTGTAGCAAGAGATCCTAGTCAATGGGGTAATCCATATATTAGTTCTACTGATACATATAAACAAGTGTTTCAACATCATAGAAAAGAATTTTACTTAAAATGAAGATTTTAATTATACAAGAATATAGTAGACACGCAGAAAATGCACAATACAGAGAATGTCTCTGTCTTCAGCGTGCTTTCCAAAGAGCTGGTTGGGAAGCTGATGTGTGGGGTCTGGGTCATAGTAATTATTGTGTATTTCCTGATTATAACAGTTATGATGTAATTTTTAACTGTGAAAACTATGGTGATCACTGGTTACCTGATTTAACCGATGTAACTAAACCATATAAAATATTCTATGCAGTAGATCCTCATATAAGAGGTTTAGCACCGTATCAACAAATTGTTAAGAATCAGGGTTATAATATGTTGTTTAGCGCTGTAAGAGACTTTACAGCACAAGACCCTCAAAATATGGCTTGGATGCCACCTGCAATTGATAAAGATTTATTTTACAATAAAAATTTAACTAGAGATATACCGCTTGGCTTTGTTGGTAACGAATCAGAATTTACTAGAAAATTATTGCTAGAGTATATGACCACATTGTATGGTTTACAACAGCATATAAAAATATTTGGTGACGCAATGGTAGATTTATTAAACCGCTTTCAAATTGGTTTCAATAAAAATATGGGTAACGATACCAATTATAGAAGTTTTGAATCTATTGCTTGCGGTGCTATGCTATTTACAGATAATAATCCTGCTTATCATGATTTAGGATTCGTACATGGTGTTAACTGCTATTTATACTCAAGTGTTGACGATTTAAAATACGGAATTAAAGACTTATTAAAAAGACCTGATATTATACAAAGCATTGCTAAAGAAGGAGAAAAATTAGCTGTAAATCATACATATGATCAAAGAGTAGCCGGTATGATTGATTTTGTAAAAAGCAAAATTTAAGTAGATAAGTTACAGTATTACTATATTATTGTAACTAATGCAGTACGTCTTCTTTAAGAGTGTAAAAATTACTAATTTTCTGTCTGTAGGTAAAAGACCGGTTGTTATTGATTTTAAACCGGGATTGAATATTATTACCGGTAAGAACTACGACAAAGCTGATAGAGCTAATGGTGTAGGTAAGTCTACTATGACTGATGCTATACACTTTGCATTGTATGGTAGTACTATTAGAGATCTTAAAAAAGAGAATATTGTTAATAACATATACCCTGAAGATATATGTGAAGTAGAATTAGAGTTTACTATAGAAGAGAACCACAAGAAAACCGAATATAAAATTATTCGTACGTTAAACCCTACCAAGTGTTATCTCTATATAAATGGTGAGGATAAGACACGTTCGGGTGTGCCACAAACAACCGAATACATTATTGATATAATTGATACTTCACCAGAAGTGTTTCAGAATAGTGTGGTAATGACCATAAACAATACTGTACCGTTTATGGCTCAAAAGAAGATAGAGAAGCGTAAATTTATTGAAGGTATACTTGATCTTGAAGTATTTAGCAATATGCTAAGTATTGCTCGTTTTGATTTTAATGAAACAAAACGTTTACTAGATATTGAGCATACTAAAGCTGATGAAACTGGTCGTAACTTGCAAGATAGCGTTAAACAGAAAGAAGCTTACGAAGAAAATAAAAAGAAACGATTAGATGTACTCGCTACTCGTCAACGTAATAATGAACAAGAACTAGCTATACTAAATGAAAAATTAAGTAAGCTTGATGCTGTTGATACTGTTGCTGAAAAGCAAATACAAGATAAGTTATCTGCACTAAAGACCGCTGAAAACGTATGTGATAAAAAAATAGCTGCAGTTAATAAACTTATTACTGAAGCAGAAACTCATATCAAGCTTAATAACGATCGTATCAAAAAGCTTAAGAAAGTAGACAGTAAATGTCCGCATTGTGGTAAAGATCTAGCTGAAGCTACTAATGCTCAATACGAAAAGGATAAAGCTGAATGCGAGACTGAAATACAAAAATATACTGAAGTAGTTGGTATTCAGAAGCCGCTTTTATTAGAAGCACAAGAACAGTTAGATAAAGTTGAGAAAGGTATTACTACAATACAAAAGAAGATAAACGATTTCAATATACGTAAGAAAGAAGTAGAAAATATTAACAACCGAGTTAAACAGTTAAACGAATGGCAGGCATCTCTCGTTGTTGATATTAACCATTTACATAAAGACTCTAATAACTTTCAGGATGCTATTGATACTATTACCGCTAGACAAGAAGAAATTAAAAACACTATAGCTAAACATCAAAATAAAATAGATATCATAGAATCAGCTAAATTTATTACTTCAGAAGAGGGTGTAAAGTCTTTTATTGTTAAAAAGATACTAGAGGTATTAAATCTCAGACTCGCTTATTATCTTAGAAAGCTTGAAAGTAATAGTATGGTTAAATTCAATGAATTCTTTGAAGAGACTATTACTAATGAGCGTGGTGTGGAATGTAGCTATTTTAACTTCTCTGGAGCTGAACGTAAAGCTATAGACCTTGCAATGATTTTTACATTCCAAGATATCCGTAGAGCACAAGCTAATGTATGGTTAAATCTATCTATATTTGACGAATTACTAGATTCATCACTAGATGAGAAAGGTATTGAATTGGTATTGGATATAATACGCGAGAGAGTTGAAAAATACCAAGAAGCAATATATATTATATCACATCGTAAAGAAAGCATGAAATACTGTACATCTGGTGAAATAGTTTATCTAGAAAAGAAGAACGGTATTACTGTACGATCAACAACTTTTAAAAATGAATAATCCTCTTGTGTTTGGAATGCCTGAAATGCCACTTGGTGCACCTGTATTTGGTTCGCCTTTAGCCCCTGTTGAAGGATTGCAGCAACCAGCTTATGCACCTCCTACACCGGGTGCACCAGCAAATATGGCAATGAGCTTTGCAGCTGATCATGGTGGATGTGGTTTCTGGCGTATGCATTGGCCAGAAGCACTAATTAACTCATCAGGTAGAGGTGTTATCACTAACTCTACTATGATGCTTTTGGATCCTAGATACTATGCACAAGTTAAATCTGTAAAAATACAACGTCAAGTTACTGAACCTCAATTACAGTTTGCAAAGTTCTTAAGAGATACTTCTAATAAAGGTAACAAGTTTAAACTATACTACGAAATTGACGATGTTATTTTCCCAGAGGATATCCCGTTATACAATAAGTCTCGTACTGCTTTTGTAGATCCTATTATTGGTAAAACTGCAATTGAAATTATTAGACATTGTGATGCTATTACTTGCCCTACAAAGTTTATGGCAGATTATTACACTGCTCGTACTGGTGTACCAGCTATAGTGTTGCCTAACTATTTACCTAAGTTCTGGATGGATCGTTTTTATAATAAAAAGAAAGTCACTGATAACTATGACTTTAATAAAAAGCGTCCACGTATTGGTTATGTAGGTAGTCCTACTCACTTAAACGTAGACAGAATAGCTGGAGTGATTGACGATATTGATCCATTTGTACCGATTGTACGTAAAACATTTAAAAAGTATAAGTGGGTATTTATGGGTGGTGTACCTTTTGGATTACACGACTTAGTACAATCAGGAGATGTTGAATACGTACCATGGAAAACGTTATACGAATACAGCTATGCATTTGATGCGTTAAACTTAAATGTTGCTATTGCACCATTACAATACAATAAGTTTAATCTTGCTAAAGCACCTATCAAGTATCTAGAAGCTGGTGCATTAGGTATTCCATGTGTATGTCAAGATTATGCTCCATACAATACTGATCCAGTTGCACCTTTAAGGTTTAACACAACGGATGAAGCAATGGACATTATCAAGAAACTTTGTGACAACCGTCAATTCTATTTAAATGAATCGGATGCTGCGCGTAAAGTTGCAACCAAGTATTGGTTAGAAGATCACATAGAAGAACACGTAAAAGTTTACTTTCCTTCTTGATTAGTTTGTAAGACGGTACATAATATGTGTTGTGTACCGTAACGTATATTATAACTCTCGCGAATCTATAGCCTATCTATTTACCTGGGATAACAACGGTAATAGAGTTGTTAAAAAGGAAATCTATAGTCCCTACTTCTATGTAGAGACTAACCAAGATAAGTATGACGCTATTTCTATCTTTAACACTAAGTTAAAGAAAAAGATCTTTAGAAATTCATTTGAGCGTAATAAAGCAGCACAAGATGGTGCTATTAAAAGACTTTATCACAATATTCAAGTTGAGCAGCAGTTCCTTATTGAGAAGTATAAAGACGATTACGAAAAGCCTGAATTCTCTGCTAACCCTCTAAAGGTTTGCTTTCTTGATATTGAAGTTTATTCTCCAGACGAGTTCCCTGAAGCTAAGGATGCTAAACATCCTATTAATCTTATAACAATATATGATAACTTATCTGAAACGTTCTATACCTGGGGTTGTAAGCCTTATACACCTTCTCGTAAGAATGTAGTTTATACAGAGTGTAACAGTGAAATAGATTTACTTAATAAGTTTTTAGACTTCTGGGAAAACGACTACTATCCAGATATTTTATCTGGGTGGAATACAGACTTTTTTGACTTTCCCTATACTATCAATCGTATCAATAACTTATTAGGTGAAAACGCTGCTAAACGTCTATCACCGTTAAAGAGTCTTTGGTGTCGTAAAGGTATCTTTGTTAAAGGTCAAGAGTTAGATCGCTGGTATATTCACGGTATATCAGCAATGGACTATCTTGAAGTGTATAAAGGCTTTGCTCGTGGTTTATTAGAATCATACGCACTAAACTTTGTCGCACAACATGAATTAGGTGAAGGTAAACTAGCTATTAATGCTACTAACTTAGCATCTCTGTCTGAAAACGATTGGAATAACTTTGTAGATTATAATATTCAAGACGTTGACCTGTTAGTACGAATGGAAAAGAAACTACAATTCTTTAAGATCATTCGTATGTTAGCGTACAAAGGTTTAACTAGCTTTGAAGCTGCTTTAGGTAAAGTACAAATTGTTACCGGTTGTGTTGCTTTAGAAGCATATAAACACAGTATGGTTATACCTACATTTGTGTCTGGTCCTACTAGAGATGAAATTGAAGGTGGTTATGTTAGAGATCCAGAACGTGGTTTAAAGACAGCTATTGTTAGTTATGACGCTAATTCTCTATACCCTAACACTATTATTACTTTAAATATCTCACCAGAGACTAAGATAGGTAAGATTATACGTAAGACTGATACTGAATCTACTTTGTTGTTAGCCAGTGGTTCAGAAAAGACAGTACCTAACGAAAAACTTGAAAAGCTGATGGAAGTAGAGAAGTTAGCTATATCTAAAGCTAATGTTCTGTATACACAAAAGAAGAAAGGTGTTGTGCCTTCGTTAATTGACGGTCTTTATAGTGAACGTGTTAAAAACAAGAATCAGTACATTGAGTATAAGAAACAGCTAAGTAATCTAACTTCAGACACAGATGAATACAAAACGTGTAAGTTTAATATGGAACGAGCTGACACCATACAGCACGTCATTAAGATTCTTCTTAATTCTATTTACGGTGTTTTTGCTAACAAGTTTAGTCCTATTTGCGATAGTGATCACGCCGGTAGTATTACTCTTACTGGCCAGTCGGTGGTTAAGCAAGCAGGTATCATCCTTGATACATATGCTAAAGAAAAATACGGAGTTAACGTTTCTCTTAACATTTATGGTGACACTGACAGTACTCATGTTACTATTCAACCGATTGTTGATAAGCTTAAGATAAAACTATTTGCTGCTGGTAAAGTAACACCACAAGGTTTAGATTTAATTGATAAAGAGATTGGTACATATTTAAACAACGAAATTAAACGTTGGTCTGCTGCAGAATTTAAGTCTACTGATCCTCGTTACTTCTTTAAACGTGAATCAATTTGCGATGTAGGTGTTTATCTACAGAAGAAACGTTATATCATTCACGTATTAAACGATGAAGGAGCTAACGTTAATAAGTTTAAGTACGTTGGTGTTGAAATCGCTAGATCTACTACGCCTAAGAAAGCAAAAGAACTGATTAAGAAGGTTATTGAGAACTCTTTGTTAGGCCAGGATCAGATAAAGGCAAACAGTCTTTATAAAGAGGTTTACGATTCATTTAAAACGTTACACGTTGATGAAATAGCTATCCGTGGCGGTCTTAGTGACTTAGAGAAGTATGAAGTAAAAGCAGATGGCTTTAAGATTGGTACTGGTACACCTAATCACGTTAAAGGCGCTATTTGGTATAATCAATTGTTAAAGCATTTGAAGTTAGAAACAAAGTATGAACGGATTACTTCTGGTGGTAAAGTAAAAAAGATTTATATTGCACCAAACAAGTATAACATTGATACTCTTTGTTACCCTTACAACTTTCCTCCTGAATTTAACGACTTTCAAGTAGACTATATTGAAATGTTTGATACAATAATTAAACCGCCTATATTAGCTGTATATGAAGCTATTGGCTGGCGATTACCAGATTTAACTAACGAAGTAACAACAGACTTATTTGACATATTCTCATGATTAAAATATCACACGAATCACCCTTAAGCATGCTAGAGATCTCTCGTACATACAACGATTATTGCTATGCACTTGTACACCTTTTTGAGACTCATCCACAGTACTATAAGTTCTTTGAAGATAGTGTTAAAATGGGCCGCCATGTTTTATTAGATAATAGCATATTTGAATTGTCTAAGTCTTTTGATCCTAAACGCTATGCACACTGGATACAGAAACTTAACCCTACAGAATATATTATACCAGATGTATTAGAAGACTGCAACGGTACGATTGAATCTGCCAAGAAATGCTTATGGAGAGAATGGGACTTTGTTAACGATTCTAAAACTATTGGTGTAGTACAGGGTAAAACCTACGCAGAGCTAGTTAAATGTTATGTAACTTTAGATCAAGAGATAGATGTAGATAAGTTAGCTATTTCATTTGACTACTCTTATTATCTCAAACTATTCCCTCATCCTAACAAATGGGTATCTTATATGATGGGTAGAGTAATAACTTTAACTCAATTAATGAACGATGGTATTATTAATAAAGACAAACCTCACCATTTACTAGGTTGCGCACACCCTAGAGAGTTTAGTTTCTATCAAGGTCCTGAATATAACTGGATTGAAACGTTAGATACTTCATCTCCTATTGTTCACGGTATTAAAAGAGTAAGGTACTCTGATGTTATTGGTAACTGGAAGAAGGAGTCTACTAAGCTTGTAGATTTATTAGATGTAGTACCAGACGAAATACAAGAAAGAATTATTGCAAATAATTTAATTGAGTTTAGAAATTACGTTAATGGATGACAACATTAGAAGCTATAACCAACTCTGTATATGCTAATTATCCCCACTACCTGGCAAATAATGTTTCTATTAGGGATTATTGTTTTTGGGATTGTGTTCGTAATCAAGAACTCCCGGTAAGAGAACTTGCAGACGTTAAACCTTACCTAATAAAACACGGTATTGTTGACTTTACACTTGTAATTTTCTTTAGTGATAATACAATAGGTTATCGCTTAAAAATATGAAACGTACCTTAATTTGGAAAACATTTTTCTCTCAGAGTGGATCTGAGATATATGAGATATCTAAAAATATCGGTAGGTTTCCGGATGCAATCATAACTAACAAAAACATTGAAGATATGGATAAAATTAATCCTGATCTTCTAGAGAGATGTTTTGATCGTTTTATATTCTTACCTAAGAAACCGACAGTAGAAGAGTATCGGGAAGCTATTAGAAATGCTGATATAATTACACTTCACGGTTATCTTCGTATACTACCGCCACAGATCTGCGGTAGATTTAGGATATACAACGGGCATCCAGGTCTTATAACTAAGTTTCCTGAGTTAAAAGGTAAAGACCCACAAGCTAAAGTATGGTACAAGCATTTTGAAAAGCCATATAAACTACACGGGCATGTTATTCACGAAGTAATACCTGAAGTAGATGCCGGTAAAGTAGTGTCAGAGAAAGAGTTTTATAGTGAAAGTATTTACAAAGAATTTAATAGTCTAAACGATTATATCATAAGATTGCATAAGCTAGCTATTGAAAATTGGGTTGGCTTTATGTGCAAAAGCCTATTAAATAATAAACTATGAGAACAAACTATAAGGCTGCTATTTGCGGTGCTCATTCACAAGGTAAAACTACTTTAGTAAAAGCTCTAAAGAATGATTTGTTTTTAAATGACAGTCATTTTTCTTTTAGAACTAATTTAACTAGAGGTCTTAAAGACTTAAATGTACCTATTAATGAAGGTGGTACTTCTTTAACTCAGTACTTGGTAATGGCTAGACATTTAGAGTATGGTTTAACTCCGGGTAACTGGGTGCTAGATAGAGGTGCTTTAGATGGTATTGCATATACTACTTATTTTTACGAAAAAGGACAGGTTAATAAAGAAGTATATCAAGCAGCTTTATCTGTTTACGAAGAACTACTAAAGGTTTATGATAAGATTTTTTACGTAGTACCTGAACTTGATATCAAAGATGATGGAGAAAGAAGTACAGGTAAGGAGTTTTTTGACGGAGTTGTAAAGCAGTTTGATTTCTATCTTAAGCATTTTTCAATGCCTACTGATAAACTTGTTTATGTATCAGGTACAGTAGAAGAAAGAGTTAATAAAGTAATTACAGAGATAAAGAAAGATTTCACCAATGAGCTATAATACTAATAATATTGACAAAGTACTTGGTCAGAGAGTAGACTCTCCTACCATTTACACACCAGAGATTTTGGTGCGTGAAGAGCGCCAACGTAACCGTACACATCTTGATCTTAAGAACGGTTTCTTACCTTTCGTAGGTTACGACATTTGGAACGGTTATGAATGTAGTGCATTAACAGATAACGGTTTACCCGTTACTTGTGTTGCTAAAGTAGTTTATTCTGCTGAAAACGATTTCATTGTAGAGTCTAAGTCAATGAAGCTATACTGGAACTCATTTAATATGCAGAAAATGGGTAAGAACACTAAAGAAGTACTTAAGAACATTAAGCAAACAGCTTCTAAAGACTTATCTTTATTATTAGAGACTGATGTTAAGGTAGAACTATTTCCTCAAGTATTAAACGGTGAAAACGACGGTCAACGTATGAACTGGCAGTTAAATTACGATGAAACAGTCTGGCCTGTACTAGAAAAGACTAAAGGTGCAGAAAAGATTGAGTTTACTGTATTTAATGAAGATGCAAAGTTACTACAAGTAAACGATCAAATTACTGATGTTTCTTATCGTTGTATGAGTACCTTGTTACGCTCTAACTGTAAGATTACTAAGCAACCAGATTCCGGCGATATTTTCATTTACTATAAAGGTTCTAAGGCCGTTACAGAAAAGTCTTTATTAGAATGGATCGTGTCATTCCGTAATGAATGTCACTTCCACGAAGAAATCTGTGAAGCTGCTTACAAACGTCTTTGGGACTTACTAGAACCAGATGAACTATTAGTAACTTGCTTCTATGCACGTCGTGGTGGTTGGGATATTGTACCAACACGTGCTTCAAGTAAAAAACTCTTGGATAAAAATCTTATCAATGCAAAGCACCCTTATTTTAAGTTTCCTCGCCAATAACCTTGATTAAAACAAAAACTATATTAATATAAATTATATGACTAAAGACCAAACTATCGTATTCCTAGACGGCATTCAACGCACCATTGTTGCCACTTTCGTAGAAGAAAGTGATACAACAATTACTGTTACTAAACCAGTTATCCTTAACGTATCTCCTACTCAAGATAAAAAGCTCTCTGTACAGCTTTATCCTTTATTCTTTAGAGAATTTTCATCTAACCGTGATCAATTTCCAAATTGGACATATGCTAAGTCTAGTATTACAATGAGTGATGCTCAAGTTGAAGATAACTTACAAGCACAATACACTCAAATGTTTTTAACTACACCTACCTCACCGGTAACTAATTCAAATACACCTGTAGTTAAATTATTTGACGAATAATCTATATGGTAAAAAAATCTAACAACGAAGAGACAAAAGCCTCTTCAATGAAAGATATCTTTGAAGCAGTAGATGCACTAAATGCAGATGCGTCTTTGCTTTCAGATGATAACTCTCTTTCCATTGTAGGCGACTGGATTGACACTGGTTCTTATGCGCTTAATGCTATCTTTTCTGGATCTCTTTACAAGGGTATTCCTGTTGGTAGGGTTACTGGTTTTTCCGGGCCTTCCGGTGCGGGTAAGACGCTTATTGTTAATAAGATCATTGCGAACGCTCAAAAGAAAGGCTACTTTGCTGCTGTCTGGGATACAGAAGCAGCAGTAGATAAGCAATCTGCTGAAGGTGTTGGTATTGATCCAAAACGCTTAAAGTACTACCCAGTAGAGACGGTAGAAGATTGTCGTAACCAAATTGCTACATTCTTAGATAAGATTATTGCAGCTAATGACCCTAACTTAAAGGTTATTATTGCTATTGATAGTCTTGGTAACTTAGCAAGCGCTAAAGAGCTTCGCGACGTCACTGAAGGTAAGGATGCAGCAGATATGGGTACTAAGGCTAAGGCAATGAAGTCAATGATGCGCGCTTTAACCTTTAAAGCAGCTAAGGCTCGTGTACCTATTCTGTTTACTAATCACATTTATGATAACCCAACTTCACTCTATCCTGAATTGGTTAAAAAGCAATCCGGTGGCTCTGGCCCTATTTATCTTGCTTCTTTGTTGGTTCAGCTTGCGACTAGAAACGAGAAGATTGATAAGAACGAGGGACAAGAATCAATTGCAGTAGCTCATAACGTAAGTGGCGTTACATTATCAGCAATGACAGTTAAAAACCGCTTTGTACCTGCTTTCTTAAAGGCAGAACTATACAATAACTTCCGTACTGGTTTAAGCCGCTATGCTGGCTTAGCTGATATGGCAGTTGCGTTTGGAGTTATTCAGCAAACTGGCGCTACATTCCAGTTCAATGGTGAAAAGATCGGCTATCGTAAGACTTGGGAAAATGATACCGAGTTTTGGGATAATAAGGTACTACCGGTACTTGAACAGACTCTTAAAGAGAAAGTCGGGTACGGGACAAGTAACCCAGTTCTAGAAGAAGCTGAAGAGCTTACAAAAGAATAAAAAGAAAAGCTAAGGGAAACCTTAGCTTTTTTTATTTTATAATATATAATGTACGAATGAAGAAAAACTCTCTTCAAGTTAATAGCGATTTTTTTGAGAACATTGTAGCATGTCAATGTTTGACTAATGCTTACTATACTTCTTTAGTATTAGATCATTTATCACCAGAGAACTTTAAGAACCCTGGTAATAAACTCGTTGTAGGTATTATTAAAGACTTTTACGTTAAACGTAAAGCTTTACCTACTATTACTGAAATAAAAACCTATCTCAGTAAAGAAGAAGATCTAAAACTATTTAAAGATACAGTTACAACGTATAAGCAATATGATACAGCTCTTAATATGGATGAGCTTATTGCTAATACTGAACAGTTTTTTAAAGAAAAGGCTGTATACAATACTGTATTAAAGATAGTAGATGATGTATCTAAAGAAAAAGCTGATTACCCTAAGTTCTTATCATTATTTGAAAAGGCTTGTAACATCTCACTAGTTAGTGATATTGGTTTAGACTTTTTCGGTGAATACGAAAAGATTATTACAGAATTAGGTACAAAGAGTGAAACTATACCTACCGGTTGGAACTTTATTGACGAAAAAATAGGCGGTGGTTTAATGAAGAACGGTAGAGCACTTTATCTATTCTTAGGACCAACTAATGTGGGTAAATCTATCTTCTTAGGTAATGTAGCAGCTAATATGGCTAATAGAGGTTTAACTACTGTGCTTATATCTCTTGAAATGCCCGAGATGATGTATGCTAAACGTATTAGTAGTCATCTCTCAAAAATACCTATTAACAATATCCAAGATCAGATATCATCATTAGATGCTTATTTTAAAGATGTTTCAGAAAGTAAGAAGCGTAAACTAATCATTAAAGAATTCCCACCGAAATCCATTGCTGTAGCAGGTATTAAGGCTTATCTTGAGTCTTTAGTAAAGTCTGGGATAAAACCGGATATACTCGTTATAGACTATCTTGGACTAATAAAGGCATCACAAGGTGAGAACTCTTATGAACAGGGTAAGGTAGCTGCAGAAGAATTAAGAGCTTTATCATACTTCTTTAATATGCCCGTAGTTAGTGCTATTCAAACTAACCGCGAAGGTATGGAAAAGCCAAGTCTGGATACCGTAAGTGAATCTCTAGGTGTAGCATTTACTGCAGACGTTGTTTGGTCTATCTATCAAGAAGAAGGCGATCAAGAGCTTGGTGTAATTAAGGTAGGTGGTATTAAGAACCGTTTAGGACCTAAACATGGTGCTACAGAAATGCGCATTGACTATACTACTTTATCATTAACTGAAAATACTGATCTTTCCGGTGTAATTAATAAGAAATCCCACGGTGGTTTAGATGAACTAGAAGAACTAGAAAATAAGCTGGAAAAAATTAAACAACCGGTTAAATAGATAATAGTGAGCTTTAACAAGATATACGTTTTTACCGATTTTGATTTAGACGGAGTTGCCTCGTTAACGATGTTACATTGGGCACTTGGTGCTAAGCCTGGCCAAATTGCTTTTAAAACAACCACTGTATCAAACTTTCGTAGAGAGTTCTTAAACTGGTTAGATCAAAACAACATTAATGATTTTGATAAGATTTATATTCTTGACTTAGATATTTCTAAGCATGCAGATTTAATAGATAGAAAGAACATAGAGATTATAGATCATCACCTCACCCATGTTAAAGCACTAGAGGTATACAAGAATGCTAAAACCACTGTTGTTGAAACAACAAGCTGTGCAAAATTACTTTATAATACATACAAAGACAAAGTTAAATTAAAACCAGAACAGAAGTATTTTATCGCTCTTGCAGATGATTACGATTGTTATCAATTTAAATTACCAGAATCGTATGAACTAAATTGTCTTTACACTAACACTCAAAAGACATCTACAAAACAACGTGCAGAAATATTTTTAGAAAAGTACTTTAACGGTTTTATACCTTTTTCTAAACAAGAAAAAGCTATTATTAAAGAGTTTGTAGGTCGTAAAAATAAAACTATATCCGAGCTACAAATATTCACAGGTAAGGTACCCGTAGCAGGAAAAGAACGTACAGTATACGGTACTCACGGTAATAAATTTGTTAACGAAATTTGCGATCATATATTAAACACCCACCCAGCTGACATTGTATTCTTTGTCAACTCGGATAACTCACACGTATCGTTCCGCAAAAATAAAAAATGTGAAGTAGACTTATCAAAGTTAGCTGCAAAGTTATGTGATGGGGGAGGTCACGAATATGCAGCGGGTGGAAAAGTAACAGAGGCATTCTTGAATTTCACCAAACTTCTTACACCACTAGCATAATATGTCTGGTATAGTAGGAGCATTACAAGAAGCAGTAATAGAAAACCCGATCAGCCAGTTGGCTCGGGATGAACTAGAAATTGAACTGATTAAATTCGGAGCGTTTTGTTCTGTTATACACAATAAAAAACTTAATAACGTTACCATATTTTCTTTTATAGTTAAGAATAAATCCTATCGTAAGATTTTTATGGAACTAACCGATACGGATAGCGAGCGAGAGGCAATATTGCTATTTTTAAAGTATAATTCTAACCTTTGCCGTAGCAAAGTTGTGAGAAAGATATTAAAATCATAGCTCATTAAATGAGCGTTGAACAAGTTTATAATACATATTTAAGCGTATCTAGAGGGCATATGAACAAGCCCTGGAAAGCACGTAAAGATTTTAACGGTTTTGATAAAACACCGGATGGAATTCTTTGTTTACGCTTAGATATGTTCTTTAAGCGCTTCCCGCAAATAAATATCAGAGACTTTTTACTAGCACCCTATGTCATCTACAAAGACGAAGAACACTTCCCACTCAACTTCTACCTCACGCAAAAAGCCATCAGTTGCTATTCTTTGCTACAAAAACAGAGACAAGAAGAATTACCCGATACTGAAGGCCACATTAAACATATCCTGGATTCTTTAAAGCATGTTGCTTCTATATGTGTTAATGAAAAGATATCATTAAACACCTATAGTAAATCTAAATCTGGATATACATGGAGATGCTTAGAGGATTACATTAATAAAAAGCTCAATCTTTATGTGTTGCTAGCGTTGCCTAGTTTTGATAGTATTTTTAATGAATTACATGTACAAGACAAAGAATTGTACCTTAAGAGTATTGCTAATGATATCGTTAAATACAAACTTAGATTAAACAATTCATCCAAAGCTAAAAAAATAATTTTAGAAGCATTCAAAAGAATAAATGACATTTCACTTGATAAAAAATAATAACATACTAATATAACATATCATTCAATATGAAACCTTATAACTCAAATATGTTTGAAAGCATTAAAAGTGCTTTAGACAAAGCAAAGACAAAAACCGGTAGTTCAGCATATCGTAATATCCTTTCACTAGAACCTGGTGAAAAGCCTTACGTAGTACGTTTATTACCTAATATTAAGAACCCAGAAGAAACTATTCTTCATTATTATCATCATGGTTGGAATAGCATTGCTACCGGTCAATACGCTAGCATTACTTCTCCTTCTACTTGGGGTGATCGTTGCCCTGTAAGTGAATTGTACTTTAAGGTACTTCGTGACGGTTCAGACGCAGAAAAAGAACGCGCTAAAGCTAACTTACGTCGTAAAGAAAACTGGTTAGTAAACGTTTATGTAGTAAACGATCCTAAGAAGCCAGAAAACAACGGTACTATTAAAGTATTACGATATGGTAAGCAGTTAGATAAGATTATTCAATCTGCTATCAATGGGGACGATTCAGAAGAGTTCGGTGCTAAGATCTTTGATCTAAGTGACGAAGGATGTAACCTACGTATTAAAGTAGAGTTAGTATCTGATAAGCCAGGTGCACCTAAGTACCCAACCTATACGTCTTCTAAGTTCTTAAATGCATCTGCAATTGATGGTTTAGATGAATCTAAGATTCAAGATATATATAACGGTATTTATGATTTAAATACGTTTGTAGATCGTAAATCTAACGATGAGATTAAAGCATTTATTGACGAGCATTATTTTGGTGCTTCTGCTGAATCAGCTCCTGCAGCTGCTCCTGTAGAAGAGGAAGAAGATGTACCATATGATACTCCTGCTCCTAAGGCAGCTCCGGCAAAAGCAGTCGCTAAAGCAGAACCAGTTACTACTAATGACGAAAAGGTAATGGATATCTTGGCAGGTTTAGATAACCTATAATGGCTGCTCAAACATCACCCTCTCTCAACCAATCAGAGCTAGCAAGGCTCTCTCAATCTACCTCTCAAATAGGTAATCAAGAGCTCTTGCTAGCTGCTATGTTTGGTAAAATGGTTCAAGGTGGTCTTAATAATATTAAGAAACAATCCGCTGAAGTAGGCGGTAATTTAAAAGTGTCAGACGTAGATATGAGCAAGGTTATGCCTTCTCATATTCTACCCGCTATGGGTATTAAACAACCTCAACAGCAACAAAGACCTCCTAACACTCGGCCTGTACCTCAACAAGTACAGCAACCAGAGCCTCAGATGGTCTATGCACAACCTAAAATTACAGAAGCGCAAATAGCTTCTATCGTTCAAAATATACCACCTGTTACTGATAATCCTACACAAAGTACTACAAAACCAGTAGGAGTGCCAGAAGAACCTTATTCTGATCCTAATCAACTTGAATTTGATTTAAATAAGCAAACTCAATTAGAAGATATTATAAATGCTGTTGATAAATTACAAAATTCAGTTAACATACTAACCGATAAAGTTAATACATTAATTGATAATAGTAATAAAAAAAAACCGAAGATAACAAATGGAACTCAAGCTGGTTAAGAAAGATTTTGCCGACAATTTTTTAAGTATTGTTGGTAAAGCTGTAGATATCGTGTCTTTAAAGCTTAATAAGGATGGCTTATACGCTGTCTGTAATAAGCCTGATACGAGTATTATTCTATTAGCAAAATACAATAAGACCTTTAACGTTGATCAAGAGATTACCCTTAATATTGGCGATGTAAAAAAGCTATTAAGAGTTATTGATTGTATTGATGAAGATGAGCTTGTATTTAAGATTGAATCTAACCATCTTTATTATAAAACTAGTAAATTACAATTTAAGTATCACTTTTTAGATGATTCTGTAGTACCTAAAGTAACTCTTAAGAAAGATAAGATTGAATCTCTTACCAATGATACGTTCTTTAATATTAATACTAAGAAATTGCAAGAAATATTAAAGGCTAGTTCATTTACTACAGATACTAATAAGATTTATCTGTACGGTCAACCTGATGGAGTGTATTGTGAATTAGGTGATAAAGAAAAAGCTAATACAGATAACATTAGTCTTAAAGTAGCAGAATCAGTAGAAGGTCAACCATTCAATCAGGTAATACCTTTTAATCTTGATATATTTCGTATCTTAACTGGTGTAAAGTTTGAAACAGCTAGGGTAGGTATAAACTTAAAATATAAAGTAATGTCTTTTTATGTTAAGCCGACTGAAGAAACTGACTTTACTTTTGTAATATCAGGATTAGTTAAATAATGGCTAACAAGATAACAACCCAGAGCTATTTTATAAAAAGACTTAAAGACTCAGGTTATGTAGTTTATAAGATCTTTGATCAGTATGGAGAAGCTGATCCACGTTCCTGGACTGTATTAATAGATCCAGGTAGTGCTTCAGTGTTTTGTACTTGCTATGTAAATCACAAGGATTTATTTGGTGAAACCTTTTTTGAATTTTATGATGGTGGTCAATTTATACCTGAAAAATTTAAGTTGAAAACTGACTCAATTGAGGTTATAATAAACTATTTAGTAAAATATGGAATCAACAACAAATCAGAGTTATACATCGGGCGAAAAGTTTAAGTCCGAAAAACAATATTTCAATATGTCAAATGAATTAAAACACCCAACCCTTCCTACAGCTAATAGTAGTATGGTTACTACTGAAGAGGATAGGAAAGCAATTATTGATAAAGCAGCAGAAGCGTATTCAACCTTTCTAGATGCTCTACGCATTGATTGGCGTAATGACGTCAATAGTGCTGATACACCTCGTCGTGTAGCTAAAGCTTATGTATGCGACCTTATTAAAGGTTGTTATGAAGGTCCGCCTAAGATTACCACATTCCCTTCAGATGGTTATGATGGTATTGTTAGTCAGATGAATATACCTGTAGTGTCTATGTGTTCCCATCATCACCTATCTTTTACTGGTGTAGCACACGTAGCTTATATTCCTGATAAGAACGGTCAAGTAATTGGCTTATCTAAGCTTAATCGTATTGTAGAACATTATGCTCGTCGTCCTCAAATCCAAGAAGGCTTAACAGTTCAGATTCATAAAGCTATTGATCAACTTTGCACCGGTAATCAGGGTGTAGCGGTCATTCTTAAATGTACTCATACATGTGCATGTCATCGCGGTGTAAAGCATCATGGTTGTGCTATGATTACCTCTAAGTTATCTGGGGATTTTATGAACGAACCACAAACTCGTAAAGAGTTTTATGACTTCGTAGCTTCCGCTGAGCGAGGCACTAAATAATATTAATGGCCGATAAAAAACCAACGAAAGGTGTCAAGGCTCAGAAAAAGAAACAGGAACCAGTTCCTGAGCAGCCTAAAGCTATAGCTCAACCTTTAGCTAAAGGGCCTGTTCCAGGAACTGTTGAAATGACTCAATCAGAGCAAGCTGCTATTGTAGATATGATACAGCTTGCCAAGCTTGAGTATATGAAATCTCTAAAAGGTAAGATTGTTAATGAAAAACGTAGAGAGATTGACAGTCTTGATCAACAGATTAAAGAGTTTCTTGGCCCTTACATGTTAATCGGTTATGACCTTAATAATCAACCCGTAGAAATTGTATCTGCAGAAGATCCAGCATCTCATGACGCTTTATTAGAGCGTTTCCGTAGAGTAATGTTTAAGATCAATCAGAACATAATGAATAGTAATGGAGCTGATCCATATGGGTTTAAAGACGATAATATCCAGGATTAAAAGATATTTTAATCCGCCTGAAAGAAGTATATACGTAGTTAGAGAGGGTACATACAAAGGAGAATGGTTAGTGCCTGTTGCTTTTCCACCAGGTGAAACTGTCTTTTTTAGTTTGCCTGACCGACACATAAGGCATATACCTAATAAAGAAGTACAAGAAGGCTTAAAAAATAAAATAATAGATTTAGTAGAAATATTACCTAAAAACGTTTATAATACTTGTCTAGCAGAATACCAACTCAAATTAAAACAAAATGACAACACTCCTGATAGACGGCAACAACACCCTACACCGGGCGTACTGGATCGCCAACAACGTAGGCAAGCCTCTAGTAAACTCAAAAGGGATTAATACAGGTAGTATTTTTGCTTTTTTAAAAACTATTAAGTCTAATGCTACTCAGTTTAATGCTGATAGAATTTATATAGCTTGGGATAAGAAGCTAGGTAATAAAGAAAACTTTCGTAAAACTCTTACTGAAGGTTCTTATAAAGGTAACAGAAACCAAGAACGTAATAAAGCTGTTTACGGGGAAGCTGATGCTATAGTTGAAATAACAACTACACTTGGAATAAAGAACATATTCCCAGGTAATTTAGAAGCAGATGATGTTATTAGTTGGTTAACTAAGAATGTACCCGGTAATAAGATCATTGTTAGTGTAGATAACGACTTTGCCCAGTTAGTTGCACCGGATACTTCTTTCTATAACCCAGTTAAAAAGCTTCTTGTAGATGTTAATAACTTTGAAGAACATTACGGATTAACACCAGAAGAATTCGTAATCTATAAATGTATAGCCGGTGATAAATCCGATAACGTACAAGGTATTGAAGGTATAGGTAAGGTAAGAGGTAAAAAGCTAGCTAAACAATGGGTAGCTAAAGAACCTAAAGCTAAAGAGCTATGTGATGCTATTGTACAAACCAACAAACCTTTAGTAGACTTAACGTTCGGTTTATTTACATATCCAGAAGAGACAGAACTCTATTCAGAACAATTCACTACATTACAAACAGTTGTAGCTGATTTTCTATCTTTTGAAGAGAAATGCAAAGAACTAGAGTTTAATAGCATTCTAGAAAAGATAAACGACTGGAAGAAAACCTTTAATAAACAAGCAAATAACCAAGCTTTAGTAGATTTCTGTAAGCTCTTTGGATAAGTATAGTATATGAACGAACAAGTAGCTATGCGCCCAGAGAGATGCCATATTTGTGGCAATGCTTCCGTGCACCCTCGTGCTGTTAAAGTTGAAAGAGGTAATAAGATTGTCACAGAAGCACATTGGGTTTGTCCAAATTGTACCGGTAGATTCAAGGTCGGAGTAGTAAGTATTGAAGACCGTGAAACAAAGAAAAACAAATAACCTTTTAAGCGAAGCAGAATATTATACAGGTGTTGGTGGGCAACCAAAAACACCTGAAACAATGAAGCCTTATGAGACTTCAGATAATGTTCCTACGTTAGAAAAGATTGCCGATCTTAAAAATAATGGTGCAGGCGGAGTAAATCCTGAAGCATTACCATATCCTTTACAGGATTCAGTTTTACAGTTAGCTAACCTCTACCTCTTAACTCTAGACTTAAAAAATAAGGCTGCTACTGCAGCAACAATGCCGCTATTTAAGGGCAAAGATAAAGAATTAAAAAAGTTTAGAGCTAAGTTGGCAGGGATTATGGCAGCTTATAAAGAATTAGCTGGTGAATTAAACAAATTTACTCTTGCACCAAAGTAAAAAAGTTACTCTAATACGAGTAACTTATGAGAAACACGTTAATAACATTACTGTTCTCTGTAATTAAAGCAGCAATTGTTAGCAGCTTATTTGCAGGGTTAGCTTATTTAACTAATCATTCCGCGTTGCTATGGTTCGTGGTAACGCTTGTAGCACAATTCGTTGTGTTCTATTTATACGGAGTCTATATTGACTACATTGCCGCTAGAGATAATAGGGCTTTAGCTTTAAAAGAGCTTGAAATTCTCTCAAGAATCACCTTTATTGTACCTTGTGCAGCTTGTAGAGTAGAAAATGAAGTTGTAGTTAATCCAAGTGATGATACGAAATTCATTTGTAATAATTGTAAGATTGAAAACGCAGTTTACGTTAATATTGAATCCGCTGTAGTAACTAACCCAATTGGAACAAAAACACCTAATATATAATATGGAAAACGAAGCATCAGAACCTATCTATAGTAACCGTAGTATCTCTACATATGAATTTGCTCGTTGGGCAGCTCTATTAGAAGCTGTTGACTTGATTGCAGAAAAATGTAACGACAAAGGAATTGACTTTAATAGTAATGAAGGTATGAAATATATCAAACCTTTAGATATACAAGACTATGTAGATAACCGTACAGATACTTTATTAATGAAGATACAAACGGCTCGGGGTATTGAAAAAAGCCTTAACAACATTAAGTGTTTACAGATAGAAAAACAATTACGTAAACTAGATATACAAAACTAATATGTACTACGTAGAAGATAGAGGTAATGAATTATTAATTCATGAATACTCCGGTACACCACATTTTACTGTTTGGTTTAATGGGGATGTAACTAATTATAATTTATCCGGTAATATTCTTTCTATATCATATACTAACGGTAATGTTGAAGTGTATGATGTGGATTTAAGGAGTCGTATTAGATGAGTTTTATTATAATGGATGTTACCGTAAAAAGGATGAATGCTAGGAATCCTCTTGAAGAAGGTTTATTTTTACAAAATTTAAAAGGCACTGAAGAAGTGTGGTGTAAGAATTATACCGAGGCTAAAAGCTTTTCAACTATACAGGAAGCTGTAGAAAACGCTAGAAAGCTTATACAAGAACCAGGCAAACCACCGAAGATATTCCAAGTAATGCAAAATGGTCCAAACATAAACATTACTGAGTACAAATATTAAGTTGATTATTTTTTAAAACACCCGATAATACTTTTATGCTTATTACATTAACAAACGCAAATCCTGCACATAAGAACAGACCTATTGTAATTAATTCTGATGCAATAGTCAGTATTCACCGCAACATTACTAGTAGAGATGATGGATCAATTGATGAAGTAACATTTGTACATTGCCCACCTCACGGTACCTGGGAAGTAGTACAGACAATTGAAGAAGTACTAGCGTTAATTAACGGTACCTCTGTTGCTGCACCAGCTAAGAAAACTAGCAAGAAGTCGTAATATTACGTGGACCATTTTTACCAGACAATTCCTGGATGGTTCACATTTCCAGGCTTATATTCTGAAATGGTTAAGCTTTCACCAGCTAATAGCCATTTCGTTGAAGTAGGCGCTTTCCTAGGTAGATCTACCGCATTTATGGCGGTAGAAATTATTAACTCTGGTAAAAATATTAAGTTTGATGTAGTTGATACCTGGGAAGGTAGTATTGAACACGAATTAAAATCTAAAGAAGAACATGAATGGCTTTACAATTCATTCATATGTAATACGTACCCAGTTAATCAAACAATTAACCCTATACGTACTACTTCAGTAGAAGCTGCTAAACTATATGCAGATAATTCTTTAGATTTTGTTTTTATTGATGCTGGCCATGAATATGAAGATGTAAAGAGCGATTTACAAGCTTGGTATTCTAAAGTAAAAGTAGGCGGGTTTATTGCAGGTCATGATTACTTTGATCCAGCTGATCCAGAACATGGCCATAAGTTTCCAGGTGTAAGACAAGCAGTAAATGAATTTTTCAATAACAATGTACTGAAAAGTGGTACAGAGTATTGTTGGTTGTTCAGGCGGGGTTAATTCAGCGGTAGAATGTCTCGTTGCCAACGAGAATGTCGTCGGTTCAAATCCGACACTCCGCTCCAACTTAAATCTTTAGACTATCAGGCTTGGTAGAACGTATATAAACTTCACCCCAGACTTCTAATTCACCCATAAGGGCTTGGAACTCTTTTTGAGATAACCTGTCTAAGTCTGCTAACTTAGCATGAATCTCTTCAGCCATCTTTTTATAATGAGCATCTCTGTCTTCTTTAGTAGCCCACTGCTCTGATTCTTTATAAGGTTTAGCTTTAGCAGCAAAGTGAATAGCTGTTAAGGTACTAAAACCACCTTTTTCTTTAGAACTATGAGCAATTTTAGCAGCACCATGTGCACGTTTAGCTAAAAACTGTTCAAACGATTCTTCTGTATCTGGTTCAGGTTGAACTCGTTTTTCCATTATCAATTGATACTGTTCTGCTAAAACTTTTAAGTTGCTATTCATTGTAAATATATTATATTACTTATTGTTATTTGACACACTTTATGGGCCTGTACCAGATTCGCCTCTGTAGCAGACGTACTAGAAGCAAGCAGGATTATTGAATCCTTTATAAATCAATACAAAAACAAACGGCATCATTCAAAGCCTCAAGAACGCAGTCGCATCTGTAATGGATTCATTCAATACAAGCGAAAGCTTCGCACTCGCTGCTTAATCAGCGATCGGTTGTAGTATAGATTCTCGCTATATATTATAACCGTCATTCAGCGAGACTGACTATTCAATGGTAGTAGAATAGCAGGAACACTACCAAACAACTTGTATATCAGCACTATGGATGTACATTTTATTAATAGTGCTAAGCTTGTAGAAACTGGTAAGAACGTTACGGAACACCCGGGTGCAAGTCCCGGCAGGTCCACCATTTTTTTTGCCCCCATCGTCTAACGGTTAGGACATCGGATTTTCATTTCGCTAATCGGGGTTCAATTCCCCGTGGGGGTACCATAAATATTACGATGGATTTTAAGCAATACTACACAGAAGCTAGACTGC